GACTCAGTCTTTATGAGAAACGAAGACAACCTCTTTGTTGAAGTACTCGTAGACTCAACAAGAATTATAGATGAGCAGAGAACTGTTTACCAGTTTGATGCGGCACCAAACGATATCATAATCGCAGGAGGACTATCAGGAATAATCTTGCACAACGCTAAAGGTTTTTAGTGTCGTCAATATATCATCTTCATATTCCAAGAACGTCTGGTATATATATTAAGAATAATGTAATACCCCATTTAATTTCAAATGGGGTAAAGCATTTTATATCAAATAGAACAAAAATAGACACAAATCACATTAAACAAAGCAAATTTGTTGGTGGTCATTTTGGCCTAATGCCATTAGATTATATGGAAAACCCAGAAGTTTTTACAATAATTAGAAACCCAGTAGAAAGATTTATTAGTTATTTTAAATACACAACTGGCCCAATTAGGGCGGGAATTGAAGCAGAGGAAAAACTAGAAAGATGGCTATACGGAGATCAAGCAGAGATACAATCAAACCTACAGTCTAAATTTTTAACTGGCAAAGTAAATATAGAAAAATTTAATAGTAGAGTTGGAATGATGCAGGATGCAGTAAATAACCAATGGTATTTAGAAGAATATAGCTTAGATTTAAAAGACATTCTTTCAAATGTAGATAAATTTAAATGTTACACAATGGAAGATCTAGATTTGTTTAAAGAAGATTTAAATAGAAGTCTAAAAACCAACTTTAATTTTTCAACATTTAAGCATTCAGATAAAGCTAATTCTTCATATGACGTAGGCATTACTTTTACAAAATCACATATAGAAAGAATTAAAGAATTAAATACTGTTGATTTGGAGGTATACGAATATGTACAAAAGATTAAAAAAGAATACTGAGTGGTCAATTTTAAATTTAGGAGAATTTAAAATAGAATCAATAAAAAATGAAGTTTCTAATTTTTCTGAAGAATGGCTACTTGATAAAAGCAGACAAAAAAAGGGATACACCCATGCAGATACAGAGATGTTTAGAATTTGTGAAACAGACTATGAGTGGGTTGTAGGCGAGCCATTAATAACTAATCAAAGAAACTCATTAAAAACAAAATTGGCACAAGATGAACTGGAAATAATTCATAAGACACTAGAAGACTATTATTCTGGAAAAGTAATTAGATCTGAATTTATTAAATTAAAAGCTAATTCTTTTATAAGAAAGCATGTTGATGGGGGAGCAATGCTTCATTATTCAAGAAGAGTACATATTCCAATTATAACAAACCCCCTCACTACATTTACAGTTATGGATAATACTATCCATATGAAAGAAGGCTTGTGGTATGAAATAAATAATCAAATGCCACATGCGGTAGTTAACGCTACAGATTTTGATAGAACGCATTTAATAGTAGACGTCATGCCCGACGATATGTTATACTATCTATAATAGAAAAGAGTGCAAATATGCAAACATGGTCAGATAAAGAAATAATTTTTCCAGGATTGTGGGTATACAGAAATGCTGTTGGCCAAGACCTGAATTTAATTGAAAAATTAATATCCGTAGTTGAAAAAAGTAACGGAAGGTATAAATGGATTGGCGCTACAGTAGGATACAATGAAACCAGGCCAGACTATAGAGATTGTCAAGATATAAAAATAGGCCCTATTAATAATTCTATAAATGAACATGATCAAGCAATAAATGAAATTTGGAAAATCTCAAAACAGGCACACACAGGACCCGTAGAAGATTATTGTAACGCACATAACGTAAGAATGAGTTTTTGGGAAGTTATGAACTTTATATCCTATGACCCAGGACAGCATTTTCAAGAACACGCAGACCACGGATTTTCTTACAGCGCAACAGTTTCTCTGGTTGCTTATCCAAATGATGATTACGAAGGTGGAGAACTATCTTTTCCAAAACTAGGAATTACCGTTAAGCCACAAGCTGGAGATTTATATATATTCCCTTCAACTTATATTTATTCTCACGTAGCCCTTCCAGTTAAAAGCGGAAAGAAGTATTCTATTGTAACTATGCTTGATTACAACGATAATACTCACAACGATGAATATAGAGAGATGGTTGCAAGAAGAGTAAAAAATGGTACAGATCAAGGCATATAAATTAGATAAAAATCTGGCAGACATAAAGCAGCTTTCAGTAAAAAGAGAATGGATGGATGCAACTGATGAAGCACATGCATATAAGTGTTTTCCAGTAAGTTTAACCAATCAGCTTGGCTGGGGCATATCTTTTCCAGAAGACATAGTTTTTATTTGGGACGGCATATCCGATTCGACCCCAGACCATATTAAAATTATTTCTGGAGATAAGTATGCATTTGCTGGCAGAGGTAATGCAACAGTAAGCTTTAATACTGGAATTGTTTTTAAAACAGATGAAAATGCCAGCCTGCTAACAATGCCAGTTCCAAACTACTTAAGAGACGGAGTACAGCCATTTACAACAATAATTAGTAGTTCATTTTTTCAACAGCCCTTCCCATGTGCTTTAAGAGTCACAAGGCCAAATGTTGAAATAACTATTAAAGCCAACACTCCAATATTTTCTATTATTCCAATAAATCTTGAAGAAATTCAAAATTCTGAAATTATATTTGAAGACCCAGAGCTTTTGCCAGAATTAAACTTTAATCCAAGCGAATATCACACTGAAGCCAAAAGAGTTAATATGCTTGGAAAATGGTCTAACTTCTATAGAGACGCTACTGACCATCTAGGTAATATAATTGGAAAACATCAAGTTAAATCAATTAAGCTAAAAGTTATAAAAACCCATGAATAATTTTATGGTAAAATTAATAAGTATCATTGGAGGAAAAAAATGGAAATAGCAAACGACTGGAGACACAACAGACCAGTGTCAATTACACCATCTGGATTTTTTGGAGACTCCTCTAGCAATATTGTTGAGCTTGAAAATTTCCTTACTCAAGAAGAAAGAGAAAGACTTATTAATTTTGCTTTAAATAATAAAGTTTGGGATATAACTAAAACACAGGTTGACGAAGATGGGCTTGTTTTGTATGACGCAAATATTTGGGCAGACAGAGTTTGTACATATAACTCATTAATGAAGTCAGATCCAACAATATTAGAATTAATTAATAGCATGATTGCAAGATTAAAAATAGAAGTAGATAAATTTTTTGATGTTGATGCACATGAGACTGGCCCAGCAATTGTAAGATGGCCAATTGGAGCACGACAAGAACCTCATGCCGATAAAGAATTTCATACTGGAAAAGAGCAAGGTAGGGCAAATGATTTTCCACACTATGATATAGCTGGTCTATTTTATTTTAACGACGATTACGAAGGCGGAGAATTATATTTTCCACAACATGGAATAGAGTTTAAGCCTAAAGCAGGAGCGGCATATTTTTTCCCAGGAGATAGAAATTATACCCACGGGGTTAGACCAGTAATATCTGGCAATAGATTTACTTCGCCATTTTTTTGGACGATTATGAAACATACAGGAGAAAAACAACCATGAATAATTTAGAGTGTACAGAAATTTATCCAAATGTATATGTATATAAAAATCTTTTAGAAAATATTGATGATCTATATGCCATTATGAAAGAGTCAGAGTTGTCTTCTGAAGGTAAATATTTTTTAAAGCCATGGGATAAATGGGCGCATTTTGGTACTTATACCCAAATAAAAAATGAAGCTGAGTCTGACGAACAAACAAAAGCAACAGAAATGTATATTAAAGAAAAATCATTTGCTGATCAAGTTCAAAAGGCATACGATCTAGCTTTAGCAGATTATGTTGAAAAAACAAAAGTAGTATTACCAGAAAATTGGTGGTTTAGCGGATGTTCATTTTCAAAATATTTTGATCAAGTTGACGTGCTTTCAAATAGAATGACAATGCAGTACCACACAGATCACATAACATCAGAAAAAGATTTGCCAGGAGAAAAGTTTTTTATAACATGTACTATGTATATAAATGATGACTACGATGGCGGAGACATTGAGTTTTATGTTGACGGTGTGTTAACAAACCATAAGCCTTCTGCTGGAGATATATTAATATTCCCATCAACTGAGCCCTATTATCATGGAGTAAAAACAATAGCTAACGGTGAAAAGTTTCTTATAAGAAACTTTGTAATGCATCAATTTAAAGGCACAGAAGAATGGTTAAACAATCAATTAAAACTAGGTGCATTTAGATGGAGTAAAATGGAATACGATAGAATTAAATATGACAATCCAAGAAATGCTAAATATTTCTTTGATGGTCTCCCAGTAGAATATGATGAGCTTTTAAAGCTCAAAGAAGAAACGGGTAAGGGTGGCAATAATGGAGCCAATTAAATTAACAGAAGATATTCATCTTTATGAAAATTTTATTTCACAAGAAGAATGTGAGGCAGTAATAAAAACATTCGGCCTTCTTGTAAAAGATCGTCCCGAATACTGGAAGTCAATATCTTTTTATGAGTCCTACTCAGCTGCGTATCCAGAATCCCATAGTCCAATTTTAGCAGAGGCTGGGCTACCACCTACATGGTTTGAAGATATCATGAATAGATTTCAAAAAGCAGCTTCAATAGTTGCTGGTGTTGAAACAGAAAAGATGTCAAGAATTAGTTTTCATATGCAAAGATGGCTACCAGGAGCATTTGCCCCAAAGCATTCAGACAACACTTCAAATGACGGAGTGTACGGAGCATTTACTAGAAGTAGATATGCAGGATTTTTATATTTAAATGATGACTTTGATCAGGGCATTTTAAAATTTTATGCTGATCATGGAAACAATATTTTTGAGTTTAAACCAAAACCAGGCTCATTTGTAGTTTTTCACGGCGGTCACAAAAATATGCATGAAGTCACACCAGTTCTTAATGGACCTCGATATACCATTGGATCTTTTTGGGATGACAGAGAAGAAAGCGATTACCCTCAAGAGACAAGAGATGCTTGGGCAAAAGAGCTAGCAGAAGTTAGGGCAATGCAAGCAGATCAAGCCGTAGAATGGAAGGGTGTTAGAGAAAAAGGTTTAAGATTAACCCCATATGGACAACCAGTAACAGCAGCAGAAGTTGGGGATGAATAATGAATCAAGAAACAGAAACATTTGATCCAGGAGACATGTATCACATGTTTGATTTAAAGCTATTGAACAAAGATATTTTTTATTTTAAAAATGTTGTTAGCTACCCTAAAGAATTAATTGAGTTTATTAATGAAATTGATAACGATCCAGAAAGCCATAGCGTTATAACTAAATGGTCACAATGGACAGCAAGCAATAATAATGATTTCGTATATGGAAAAAATAAAAACATTATGCCAGCAAGCCTCACAGAAGAAAATAAAAATACTTCTCTTGGCAAAAAAATGCTTTACATTAAAAATAGTTTTGAAATGGCATTTAAGATGTGCCTAGACACTTATTTAAAAAGCCAACAATTAGACCCAGAAATGTATGATTTAAGGATGAGCCAGATTCCAATTAGACAATGGGTCGGTCCAGGAATGGGTCCACATTGTGATACTTATGATGGAGATAACGATCTTGCCTTTTCAATGATAGTTTATTTAAATGATGAATACGAAGGTGGAACAATAGATTTTCCAAACCACAACATTTCTTTAAAGCCAGAGGCTGCCAGCCTAGTAATTTTTCCAAGCCAAGAGCCTTATTTACACGAAGTTAAAGATGTTATTTCTGGAGAAAGATATACTTCTCATATCTCTGTATATAAAAAGTAGAATGGTATAATTAAAAAATGAGCACAACAGGAAAAGGGTTTAGGTACCCAGTTTATTCAGACACACCAGATGTTCCTAGAGACCTAGGGTACCTTGCTGCAGATGTTGATGCTTACCTAGACGCACATCCAGGTCCAACTGGTCCACAAGGCGCCTCTGGCACTATATCAATTGGAACCGTAACAACAGTCCCATCCACAACACCAGCAGCTGTTACAAATGTAGGTACATCTTCAAGCGCTATTTTTAATTTTACAATTCCAAGAGGAATTGATGGAGTTATTGGTGGTAACGGCCCCTCAAATATTTTAACAGTAGGATCTGTATCTTCTGGAAATGCTGGCACCACACCAGTTGTTACAATAACTGGAACATCTCCTTCACAAACAATTAATTTTGTAATACCTAAAGGAGATACAGGGGCAGCAGGACCAACTGGATCTACTGGCCCTAAAGGTGATGCAGCCGCAACCGTAGCAGTAGGAACTACATCAACAGGAAATTCTGGAACAAATGCTATAGTAACTAATTCTGGTACATCAAGTGCAGTAGTATTAAATTTTACAATTCCAAAAGGAGCGGACGGAGCAGCAGGCCCAACTGGACCGCAGGGACCAGCGGGAACAGATGCAAGTTTATCAAGCATAACATCCACGGTAAGCTTAGCAACACCATCTGGAACTTCATACGGAGTATCTTCTGATTGGTACCCAGTAGTAGATAATTATAAATCAATTGGTGCAATTACAAACGGCACCACAGTTTTTGAGAATCATAGGTGGAAAACAATTTATTCAAATACGGGAACCATAAGCACCTCAGATATTAATTCTAAAAAAGATATTGCGGAAACAGATCTTGGTTTAAATTTTATAAATTCTTTAAATCCAGTAAGCTATAGATTTAAAATTGGAGAAAATTTAGTTGAAAAAGATCAAAATAATAATCTTGTAGTCACGGCAAAACCAGGAACAAGAAAACATTATGGTCTTATTGCACAGCAAGTAAAAGAAGTTTTAGATGAAGCTAATGTTGAAGATTTTGGTGGATGGGTTTTAGTAGACAAAGACAACCCAGACTCAGAACAAGCTTTAAGATATGAAGAGTTTATATCTCCTCTAATCAAAGCGGTGCAAGAACTTACAGCAAGAGTAAAATCACTAGAAGAACAGTAGGTTCAACATGTCCTACAAAAATGTAGTATTAAATGACCACCCAAACTCTTTTTATTTACTAGATGAAGTTAAATCTGGAACTACTGGTGCATACTCTGGAGTAATTTCAACATTTGCAACATATCAACAGCTAAAAGATAGCGGTTTAACATATGCTGGTCTTAGCGGACTACCAATCTATGATTATTCTGGAAATATAAATGATGGATATGCAATTGAATCTTCTTCTAAAGAATTAATGCCACTTATTTCTGGTGGAATAAGAGGAACACAAGTTCTTGCTGGAACATCTATACATTATACTCCTCAAGGAATAGCAACCAAATACTATAAAGATAATTCTTTTACAATAGAGGCATGGTGCTCACTTCCAGAAAATCAAAGCAACATAACTATAGTTGGTGACACCGATATAAATATGGGTCTATTTTACGAAAATGGTAATATTGTATTTAGGGTCGGAGATACTGAAATTGAATATACTGCATCAAGTACTGAAGCTTTATATATAGTAGCCTCATTTCAAAGTAAATCAATATCCTTATATATAAATGGTTTGTTTGTAGACTCTGCTTTTATAGATCAATATCAATTTTCAAATGAGTCAATTGATTTTAAAACAGGCCCAGCTGATGGCAAGTTTGTTATTGATTCCGTAGCATTTTATAAATTTAATTTACCAGAAAGCCAAATAAGTAATCATTATTATGAGGGAATAAAAGAAATTAATTCTTCACAAATAGTTAATGCTGATAATGGCTATATGTTTAGCATGAACTCTCAACCAATTAAACCAAAGTTTAAATTCTCATACCCAGAATCTAGATCCTGGGGCTATGTTGTAGGAGACGGTATATCTATTTCTAGCGATAATTCATACATATATTTTCCAAAAACAACAGAATCTGTTTCTGCATCTTTTTCATTTACAGATTCATTTATTGTTCCTAATTATTTAAATATATCTACAAGTCAAATTTATTGGTCAAACGATGTAGACGGAATACTTGTAGAAGCAAGCATAGATGGAACAACTTGGCGGGAATGTAAAAATGGTAACCCTCTTCCGTATTTTAATAAGAATGAAAATCAGATATCAGACCTACTTTATATAAGAGTAACAATGTCATCAGACGATACAAGTAAATACCAACCAATATTAAAAAACCTAGAAATATTATTTTATAGCTCAAAAAATTTTTATAGCGATAACTCAGGATACTATTTATCTTCAAGTTTTGATTATTCGTTGCCAAAAATTAATAGTAGAATATTGTCGTACAATAAGAATAATGGATTAAAGATGTATGACGGACACGGATTCTCATTAAATAGTATCCCAGCTATTAAAGCAGTTGAGCTAATATTCACACCAGCGAGTGGACAAAATGTATTAGTTTCTGGATCATCAAAAATTTATGAATGGGCTTCCAATGGAACTATTTCAAAAACAGCAGTATCTTCAATATACGTAAATGGTATAAATCGGACATCTGCAACAAACGTATTTGATTTTATGTCAGTTGGTTTTCCACACCATGTTGTAATCAATTTTACCTCAGCAGCAACAAATATAAAATTTAATCAAAATCAGGCGGACTCAAAATCTGGTATTGGAAGCATGTATAACAATTTGGCTGTGTATGAAGATAACTTAAAGGAAAGTCAGATAGCACAACACTACTTGCTATACACAGGTAATATTACCAATTTAATTAATGATACAGCAATGACCATTTCTGAGGCATCTACTGGTAATAACTCAACAGCGTTTACATTAACTTCTGTAGAGCCATTGTCAGTAAGCATATAAATATTGTAATACTATGTACAAAATCTGGACTTTGGCACCAGATAATGGTATGATTATGGTCTATGGATATCTTAAAGAAAAATACCAGGATTGTTGAAGAGACAACCCTAGGAATCTATGTTTGGGAAATGCCCGATGGCAGATGGATTGGAGATGACGATGGCAATTTTCTTTCGATTACGTCAATCAAAGGTAATAAGTCCAGAATCGATGCTTTGGCTAGAGAGGTTCGCTCATTTGGTATTGACGTCGGCCAACCCAAGTTCTTATCTGGGCGCAGAAAAATTAATGATGAAGAACTTGAAGAACAAGAACAAAGACTTAAGTGGGGACTCCCACCAGATCCATACGACATCGGAGTCTACAAAGACTCAGTCCTAAGAGGCGGTAAAGTACAATGACACATAATATAGAATTTTTAGAAGATGACAATTCATCTAATACAATAGACATTTCAAATACATCTGACTGGTTTCATTTTCAAAAAGCAGAGGAATCTGAAGACCCATTTAAAATAGGCCTAGAAGAAATTAAAAAGCTTAGAGGTTTGGGAGCAAACTTTAAACGTAAGATTAATCGTGATTTTTCAAAAGCATTTGTTGGAACATCTGGAGTTGGCACACAACAGAACCTACTTCAACAAGCAATTAGCGGATATGCATTATTTGACTTGGTTGAACCAACATACAACCTAGAATACCTTTCAAAAATTTATGAAGTTTCAACATACAACTACGCAGCAATTAATGCAAAGGTTTCTAATATTGTTGGGCTAGGTTACATGTTTGCTGAGACATCAAAGGCAAAAGATGCAATGGATGCCATAACTGATCAAAAGCAAGTAGACAGAGCACGTGCAAAGATTGATAGAATTAAAACACAGCTAGATAAATGGTTAGATGATTGCAATGAGGAAGAATCTTTTACAGAAACCCTCATAAAAGCCTACACTGACCTTGAGGCAACTGGTAACGGTTACATAGAGGTTGGTCGCACAACAGCTGGTGACATAGGCTACATAGGCCATATACCAGCTAAGACAATGCGTGTGCGTAGATTCCGTGATGGTTTTATTCAATTGCTTTATGGCAAGGCAGTTTATTTCCGCAATTTTGGAGACCTTGAAACACCAAGCCCAATTGCTGGTCAAGAAGATAGACCAAATGAAATCATTCATTTAAAAAAATATACTCCAATGAACAACTACTACGGGGTACCAGACATTATTGCTGCTCAGCAAGCTTTGGCAGGAAACGAATTTGCTGGAAGATACAACTTAGATTACTTTGAAAACAAAGCGGTCCCAAGATACATTATTACAGTAAAAGGAGCAAAGCTTTCACCAGAATCAGAAAGAAAATTGCTCGAGTTTTTCCAGGTTGGATTAAAGGGCAAGAATCATAGATCTCTCTATATCCCACTTCCAGCAGACACACCAGACTCAAAAACTGAATTTAAAATGGAGCCAATTGAAGCAGGAGAACAAGAGTCTTCATTTAATATTTATCGTAAATCAAATAGAGATGAAATACTTTTAGCTCACCGTGTTCCAATTAGCAAAATTGGTATCCCAGAAGGAATTAACCTTGCTGCTGCCAGAGATGCAGATAAGACATTTAAAGAACAAGTTTGTAGACCAGCACAAGATAGACTTGAAAAAAAATTAAATTATTTAATTGCAGAAAAAACAGACGTTGTTCAATTAAAATTCAATGAGCTAAGCCTGACAGACGAAGAAACCCAAAGCCGCATCGATGAAATTTATTTAAGAATGCAGGTAATAACTCCAAACGAAGTTCGTATTCGAAAGAATATGACAACGGTTGAAGGCGGGGACGAAATGGTAGATTTAAAGCCACAGCAGGTGGCTGACCAAAAGGCAAAATCCACTGGAAATAAAAAGCGAGATCAGCAAAGATCCGCAAATGCCCCAGATAAAAGCGGAGAAGCCAGAAATCCCAAGGGCGATGGTCCAAAAGTCAAATAAGTTTAATCAACTGTTATTTGCGTTATAGTAGATAAACCACTAAAATTAAGCATATGAACATTGAAAAAGGCCATTGGTCTAGTAATGGCGACAACTTACATTTATCGATTCCATTTACTAAGGTCAATCGAGAAAATAGAACTGTATCTGGTTTTGCAACATTAGATAATGTTGACCAGACAGGAGATGTTGTAACCGCTGAAGCAAGCGTAAAAGCTTTTGAAAACTTTAGAGGAAATCTCCGTGAGATGCATCAGTCAATTGCAGTTGGCAAAGTTGTTTCATTTAAACCAGAAACATACTACGACCAGAAATCTCAAACTTTTTACAATGGAGTTTATGTAACTTCATACATTTCAAAGGGTGCACAAGATACTTGGGAAAAAGTTCTTGATGGTACTCTTTCTGGTTTTTCAATTGGCGGAAAGATTAAAGAGTCTGATAATGAAGTTAACAAAGCAACAGGAGAGGCAGTAAGATTTATCAAGGACTATGACCTTGTTGAACTTTCAATTGTCGATTCACCAGCAAACGAGCTATGTAACATTTTTTCAATTGAGAAAGTTAATGGAAAGATGGTATATAAAGGCCTTGCTACAAATGTAGTAACAGAAAATATTTTTTATTGCGAAGACAGCGACTCAGTGTTTATGTCTACAGAAAAAACTTTTGATTCACCAATATCTGGAAAACCAGCTGCGCTAATCGGTTGGGTAGAAAGTTCAGACATTAACAAGTCAAAAGAAATAGATAAAATTCTTGCTTCATTCAAGAAGTCA